CATTAAGATCTTTTGCCGTGAACTTTCTAAGTCCAGTCATTTGTTATGCTCCTTTATAAGCGAGTTTGATTGTGTGGTCCCCGAAGGCAACCACTCTTATTTATAGTCAACTGTATCAAAAATAAGATGTTGTAAACCGAAAAAAATATTCGGTTATCCATCAACAGTGGCATTTGATAAATAGTCAAGACCCCTCAAAGGAAAGAGATGAAAAAATTTCTACCTTTGATTATGCTTCTGATGGCGGCACCTGCACATGCCGATCTTATTACTAAACACTCAACTAGCGTTCAACTGACTGTTGATTCTGCTGCTTCCCAGGCTACCAGACTTGGATCATCCTATTCTGTGAGTGGTTCTAATGTCTCTGCTACTCTTGGCGGTCTCACTGCTCCTGTTTCGGCAACTGCTGCGGCGACCATGAACTCTGGCACATACTCCCAAACAACTGACGGGAGTGCCTTTTCCTTCAGCGAAACCTTCAACCAAGGAGACGCAATCCCAAGCAACACAACCATTACTAGCGGTGTGGCTCCATCCTTACCCGCGTTTGGAAGTGTCACGACCACTGCTGGTGGCGTGGCTGGTTCTCTCGCTGGTACTATCAATTCTGCTGGGGTTATGTCATTGACTGCTGGTGGTGCTGGCACCTCGGCAACAGGTCAATTCGTGTCTGAGATCACTATTCGATAGTTAATATATAGTCATGACAAGAATATTAGAGGCGGTCGGTCTTGGTTTGATCTTAGGGGCATTACATGGGGCAGCACAGGCTGTCCCCGTGGTCCCCAACTTCACACAGGGATCGATGACGAGCCACACAGAGACAACACAAAAGATAACAGAGACCATCAACTCGATGGACTACAACACTGGATATCAGTATTCAGCATCTGGGAGTGGAATCACCGTCAATGGCACCCTTTCGCCAGGGACAGGTGCAACTAATGTAACTATTGATGGCGTGACATCATCATGGACAGGAATAACAACCAAACCAAACTTCACACAGGCACCAGGAGGAGCAGCGTTTCAATTCACAGAAACGTATCAAGGTCCTGGTTTAAGCAATCAGACAATTATTCAAAGAGTAACGGAAGTTACAAGCGTAACAGACACAACCTCAATCTTTACCCAGTAATAGGGGCAATCTTTCTTGGATTATTCCCGACCCAAAGTTTGGCGGAGACTGTTGGTGGCGTTAGCGCCACTGCTGCCCCTGTTGCTAACAGCTCTGGTAGTGTCACTAACCAAGCAATCCAAGTCTTACAAGGTCCATACATCACCAACACATATGGTGGTGGAATTCAATGTCAAGGACCAACGCTAAACTTCACACCCTATGTCACTGGTAGTGCTTCAGCACAAAGACCATACGAACCATACTATAACGATCCTGTCTATGACATGAGGGATCTAAACGAAGATGGATCTTTAGATAATCCTGGTGGCATTCTATACACTGTGCCTACTAGGACAGGACAGAAAGATAACTATAACATTGGCGTTGGTTTCTCTGCTACATGGTCTCGTCCTCTTGATCAGAAACTGCAAGACCAATGTAAAGAAGCAGCTGCTGCTAACATCGAATTGATGAAGCAAACAACTGCTAATAAGAGATTAGATTTTGAGATTGCCAGACTAAAGAATTGTGGTGAATTGATTAAGGCTGGAATTCAATTCCATCCCAAGTCACCCTATTATTCTGTATGTGCTGATGTCGTGGTAAATAATCCGCCAGGGCACAGTCATCCACACGTCCATTCTATCCCTGCTCCTGTGTCTAGGAATGCTGAGGATCTGGGTCCACCGTTGGGTATCAATCAAGCCCAATAAGATCTTCTTGCTGTTGATACTTCAATGCTTCCATGTCAGAATGACCCCACGGTGGCATATGATCACCTTTGATCTTGGGTTCACTTACAACATTCTCTTTGTAATGATTACTTATCTTTGCCCATTCTGCATCACGCTTCATAAACTCCTGGTATTTCTTCTCCAGGTCTTCATCCATAGTCAATTCATACTCATTACATACCTTACGCTGATCTTCCTCACGCACATAGTCATTGAATACCAATGACATAGCACCGCTACGAATAGAAACAGGATCCATTCCTACACAGAGGAGAAACTTTTCAAAAAGTTTGAAATACTGTTTGGCGTTAAGGTCTGCTGCTGGTGCAGTGATGAGATAATGTTCCTCAGGGATAAAATCATCTGAAGTCCAGGAGGATGATCCATAGGTGGGGGTGAATGTTGCATCAAACTTAAATTGTACTTCTGCTTCGTAGGTCATTTGGGTTTGAGGGTGCGTCTCAATGCCATTATAGCACGGTTTCGGTCTCTTTGCTCGTTTCTACGCTCGGCAGTGGACAGTACAGGAACTGACTTCCCCCTGATCTTAGCAATCTTTTTCATAACTTTTTTAATCGTTGGTTTGATAACCTTTAGTAGGATATCTGCCAGCGGTTTTGCCATAAGTGCTGATGCTGTTGCCACTACAGCAATACTTGAGGTAGTTACAACTGTCCCAGCAGCAGGAAGACCAGAAACAATCTGCTCTGGTAGAGGCACATTCTCTGTAATCTGAATACACTGGTTACCAACTAACTGATAGTCAGTGACCTTCTTTCTAAACCCCTCAATATATGTGCCGACAGGTTCTTTTGCTGCCTGTGCTGCTGTAGGACAATCCACCTTAGCAGTAGCAGAGGGAGTTTTAGGTATCGGTAGATCAGGAGCAGCGGGAGCTTTAGGTTGCCTTGTATCTACAGCAGGACGCTGAGTAGGTAGCGTCTGATTGGGTTCAAAGTTAGGTGGATTATACGATGGCACCTGACCATCACAGAAGGTCATGTTACCTCTAGGATCTACCTGCTTGAGATCATCAGTCTCTCTCGTCTCCACACACCCAGGAATATCTACAATGGGAGATCCTATTTGTGTGGTGATGGGGACAGGCAACCCAGTAAATCCTGGTGGTATATTTGCTTCAATAATGTTTATTTCTGGAATAGGTCTTCCAGTTATCCTAATGTCATCGATCTCCATCGTCAATAAACAATTCTACAACTCCACTCCAGAGATGGAAAAAGAAAACATATAAAAAGAATTTGCCTTCAGCATCTCTGGACTTTCTTCTTGATGTAGTCATAATTAACAATCATTGAATACTTTACCAACTTGACTTCCAATATCAGATCCAACTCGTTGACCAAGTAGAGTCATCCATCCTGCTGCCAACCATCCTATATAGGGGATTCCCACCACCGCAGGGGCGATGGCACCAGCAGCGATGCTAGTCCCTGCCAGGGCACCTTGAGAGCGAGCTCCAGCGTCCGCCCTTATACACTGTTCGCTTTTCGCAAGGGACTTTCCCTCCGAATCCCCACCCCCCAAGTTTCTAGCACCGTCCATAGTATATTGATCTAGACGATACTCCCTACGTCTTTCTTGAGTGGGTCCAAAGAATCCACGCTTATCCCTATCCAATTCTAAGGATTTCTCAGATTCCAATACAAGAGGATCGTTTGCTTTATACCTAATCTTATATCCATCCCTGGTCGCTTCTACCTCATATGAAGAGTAGTCACCACCAGGGAAATTGATGACAGGAAAATCTGGTCTCCTAGTGACATTCATAAGATGACCTAGCACACCAATATGAGCAACACCGAAGAGTCCAAGTAATGCCAATCCAGCAATCTTTATTGGCGATCTTTTCTTAGTTGGTATTTCTGTTGGTGTTTCAGTCTTCTTAGTAGTCATGGGTTAGAAGGGGAGAGCGGGTCCTGTCGTCTTAGGAAGGGACGCACCACCTTGGGGAATAGCACCACCAGTTACTTCTGGCATCTTAGGCATAGCACCTTGAATCATACCAGGGAGAGCGCCAGCAACTGCCTCAGTCGCTGCTTTAGTTGCTGCTGTCTTTGCCTGCTCGATCAAAGCATCTTTATTAAGAAGCACATATGCACTACCACCAATGAGAGCAGCAGATGTAAGACCAGACAGAAGAGCGATAACGTTAATTACTTTTTGCATGATAGTTAGATAGTAGGCATTACGGGTGGCTCACCGTCCTTCTTAGGTGCAGTGGCAATCTGAATCGGGGCTTGCTCAATACGAATCGTTTGCGCTGGAGCCGTTTGCGCCGCAGCTTGGATGAGTTTCTCAAGATCTGCCTTGGAGACACCGCCAGGAGCACTGCCCTTGAATGTACCATCGCCATTCTTCTTTGCCGTCTGGACGCCAAAGGTAGCGAGCACCCCTGTAAAAACAGACGCGATAAAAGTGGGATCGAGTTTCTGCTCTGGGATGCCAAGTGCGGGCGGCAACTTAATGTAAGCAAGGGTAAGGATGCCACCAGACCAGACGAGGATACCAAGACGCACGAAAGTGCTAAGGATGGCAAGCTGTTCCTCGCTATCCCCAGCAGCTTCCTTGAGCTTAGCAAAAGGTCCTTTCTTCTTTTCGACCTCTTTGACCTCCTCTTTAGGAGTTTCTTT